CGTCGTCGGCGCGTACGTCCTGCGTGACAGGCATCTGCACCTTGCGTGTGGCGGCAATGGCACGGCCATCCAGAGCCTCTTCATCGACCACCCCGAAGATCAGCGCCACATCCACGTCAGCGACCGATGGCCGCTGGCGCGTGAAGGTGTTGGCGAAGTCGGGACCGTAGAACACGGCGGCCATGTCTTCTTCGAGATCCAGCATGGCAGTGGTCAGCCCTGCGCGCCGCTGTTGCCAGCCTGCTCAGCGGCCTTGCGGGCGGCTTCGGCCTGCTCGGCGGCCAGGCGGTCAGCTTCGGCCTTTTGGGCGGCTTCGGCTTCTTCCTGGGCCTTGCGGGCGGCTTCGGCTTGCTCTGCCGCCAGGCGCTCGGCTTCGGCCTTCTGCGCCTTCTCAGCAGCCTTGCGGGCTGCAGCGTCTTCGGTGCGCGGCAGCTCCACAGTGCCATCTGGCAAAGCATCTGCCTCGGCCTTGTTCAGGTCGATGGTGGCGCCCACGGCATAGCGCTTCCCATCGTGCTTGATGGGGGTGAGTGCTGTGTACTTCGGCATGATCAGGCCACTGCGCTCTTGAACAGGAAGCCCGCTGTGGCGCCAGCCAGCACTGGCTGGTAAGCATCCGTCACTGGATAGAACCAGCTGTTGGCGTTGCGGTCTGGATAGCCTTCTTCGACCATTGGGCGGTCTTCGAGCTGGTAGGTGTACCCGAAGCTGGGCGATCCCATTTCCTGCATGCTGGCAGGAGTGGTGTAGGCCAGGATGGCGTCTTTGCCCCAGACGTCCTGGAACTGCGAGCCGTCGTGGTACACCGCTTCGCCTTCAACGATTTGCTGCAGCTCGAAGAGAGCCTGCAACTGCTGGAGGGTTGCTGGCGGACGATCGCTGGCTGTGGAGAGGCGATCCAGTACCTTCGGGTGGGTGCGCAAAGCAGTCAGCACCTTGGGGCCGAGCGTGAGGACGTTTGGGCGCTCGCCGATCTTGGCGCGGATGGATTCCTTACCGTCCATGATGTCGGTAAATGGATCGCTGGCGGGATCACTCCACTGGCTAGTGCCACTCAAAGTTTCTTTGTTGCCAGCTCCATAGCGCGCTTCGTTGCGCGCCAGATCAGCTGCCTGCTTTTCACGCTCCAGCGCCATGGTGTTCTGAACACGGCGCACAGCATTTGAGGACAAGTCAATGCCAGGGCCATTGCTGGCTTCCTCCTGCAGTTCGTTGGGCACCGCGCCTTCCAGGCGGTAATCCACCAACGAATAGTTCTCACCGGCGTAGCCAAACTGAATGCGTTTGGTGTTAGCGCCGGGCGCGCGAGCGGTATTAACCAGCTTGAAGTCATCAGGACCGAAGCTGATGATGCGGCCCGCACGCAGCCCCACCGTGACGATGGGGAACAGCACGTTCGCCACCGCCGCCTTTGGGCTGCGGTAGCCCCGCGCGACAGCGGAGAGGATAGGGTCGACGACACGGGCCTGACCGGGGGTTGCTTGTGGCATGTGAATGCTCCTGAAGTTGGGATGAGGGGTGTGCGCCGATCAGGACGCTGCGGAGACGAGACCCGCACTGGGAACCAGCAGGATCTCGATCTGCTGGCCTGCGCCCGTGGCGGCTTCCATGGCACGGCCCACAGGGGACTTGCTGCCCACGGTGAGAGGCACCACGCGGCCAGTGGCGTCCACCATCAAGGGGGCGTCTTTGGCGATTGCAGCGCCGGACTCCGCGATGGCAGTGCCCTGAACGTCCACGGGCACCAGGTCGCCCGCGCCGCCCGCGCTGGAGCGCGTGACGCCGAAGGCAGCGGCACCAGCTGCTGGGTAGGCCCCGTCTTGAGTGACGAAACGGCATGCGGCCAGCGCACTGGCGGCCGTGACTGTGAGGGTGAGGAGGGAAATGTTGCCGGTCATGGCTGGGATCTCCTGATGTAGTTGATAGGTGGGTCGCGATCAGCTCGCGTAACCCAGGTCCTTGAGAGCGGTGACCAGGTCGACGCCCTTTTCCTTGGCATGGGCCTGGGCTTCGGCAACCATCTGGTCTTTGGTCTTGGCGCCCTTGTCGGCTGGTGCGGCACTACCCTTGGCTGCTTCAGGGGCGTCGTCGGCATGGGCCTTGATAGCTGCGGCACGCTGGTCACCTTCGGCCTTCAGCACAGCCATGGACGCTTCAGGCGCCGTGGTCTTGCCATCGAAGGCCAGGGTATTGAGCAGCTTCTCGTGGCCGGGGAGGTTGGCGCCCACGGCCAGAACAGCCTGGATGCGTTCGCGCTCCTGAGTTGCGCCTGCAAGACGGGCCGCGTCCAAGTCGGCCTGAGTGAAAGCTGCAGCTGGTGCAGCAGCGGGTAGGGCGGCTGTTTGACCGCCCGGGGTGGTTGTGCCAGACATATTGACTCCTTTGTCGTCGGCGGTTGCGCGGGCGGTCTGCCCGACGGGGAACGACCGCGCGCGGAGCGCGGCCAACTCGAAAAGCAATTGGTCGGTGGTGGCGACGCGATGTGCGAGGCCAATGTCAACTGCAGCCTGGCCGCGATAGACCGCTGCCTGGGTTGCGCGAATTGCCTCTGTGGTGAGTCCTGTGTTGCGCGCGACGGCAGCCACAAACAGCTCGTAGAGGCTGTTGATCTCTTCTTGAAAATCGGAACGTACAGACTTGGGCAGGGCTTCGTAGGGGTTGCCGTCAATCTTGTGATCGCCCGCATAGATATGAGTGACGCGAACGCCTTCGTTCTGCAGCGCCACGGAGAGGTCAACGTGGCGCATCACCACGCCGATGGAGCCTGCGTAGCCCGTCTGACTGACTGACAGCTGATCAAAGGCGGAGGCGCCCAGATATGCAGCCGATGCCGCAAGGCTGTCAGCGATGGCATACATGGGTTTCTTTCCGCGCAGCGCGTACATACGGTCGCTGTACTCAAACGCGCCCGACACCTCGCCACCCGGGGAGTCGTAGATCTTGAGTACCGCATGGACGTCTGGATCGTCCATGGCGTCCTCGGCCTTACGCGCCAGTTCGTTGTAGCCCAGCAGGAAGTTGCTGTCGGCGTCGAGGCGGGAGCGATGTACCAATGCACCGTTCGCAGAGATCACTGCAACGCCATCGGCGACCATGTAGCCCGCATCAGCGCGCTTGCCGCGTCGGGTGCTAAACATGTCGACAGGCAGCATTGCCGTCGAGTCGCCACTTACCGGATGGGAGGAGATCTCGCCGCCCAGCAGGCGAGCGCCGAGACCGGCAATGATGGCGTCCAGCTTCTGAGGATGAACAAACAGTGGCGTGTTGAACAGCCGCGCGGCCAGGTGTGGGTACTTCATGGCTTTGGCCTCGGGGTTGACAGCGTGCGGTTGACGTCGTTCACCGACCGCTGCAGGTCTTTGATATCGCTCTTGAGTTCCAGCAGGCTATCTTTGAGACTGGCGTCCTTCTCGCGATTGCGCTCCACCACGGCTACGGCCTGCTGCTCCATCACCGTCACGCGCTTGTCCAGGGCGCTGTAGGCACTGAACCCGGTCACCAGGAACCCCACAAAGGTGAGGACATGGCCGAGGTTGATGGTGGGGTCGAACGTGACGCGGCGGCGGTGGGCCAACTCCGCCAGGGGCGTGAAGTCGGTGGTGCTCATTGCTTGGGGTCTTCCTGGTCAGCAGGCTTGGGGGCTACGGGCGCAGCGGCGCCAGCCTTGGGCGTGGGCTGCATGCCGTCTTTGATAAGGCGGTCGTGCTCGGCCAGCTTTTGGCCGTAGGTCTCGTTCCAGTCGGTGCCGAACAGCTCCCACTCGGCACGCTCGCGCGTCATCAGGCGGGCGTCGATGGCTGCGGCGTACGCTGCCACTTCGTCCTTGGGGTTGATGGAGCCCATGCTGTCGCCGGGCCACGCAGCGCGGGTGTAGGCCCAGCGCAGCAGCGGGTCAGCAAAGAAGCCGGGGGCGGGGATGCGGCCAATGGCGACGGCCTCGGTGAACCAGGTCTCGAACACTGGCTGACAAAAGCTCAGGCCCAGCCACATACGCACGCCCCGGAAGTACACCCACGCATCAAGCAGCGCGGCCTTGCTGGCGCTGTAGCTGCTGTTGAACTGCTTGACCAGCAACTCGTAAGGAATGCTGAGGGCGATGCCCATCTGCTTGATCACCGAGTCGATGAACGGCCCAAAGTTGGGGTTGGGGCGGCCAGGGTTAACGGCGTGCGGCTTTTCGCCTGGCGCCAGGCCTACGATGGCGCCCATGCCCAAGCCAATCTCACCGCCGATGCCACCAGCGCCGGGGGCGGCCGCACCGAACACAGGTGCGGCGTTGCCGGTGGGGGTTTCAATGAAAATGGTGAGGTAGGCCGTGACGACAGCGGCCATGATCTCGGCCTCGGTGTACCGGGCGATCTGTTTGATGCTGTCAATGATGGGCGCCAGGTAAGGCACGCCGCGTGGCATGCCTGGGCGCAGCTTGCGGAAGTGGTGCAGGATGCGGCGCCGACCGCTGCGGCCTACGAAATCCACCCACTGGCCTGAGTAAATGCCCTTGGCATTGAGCCCGGGGATGTAACCGCCTGGGTGCCGGTCGTACAGAAAGCAAGCCTCAGGGGCGCCGCCGCTGTTGAAGCGGATTCCGCCCGCCATCTGAGCGCTATCCATGGCGCCCAGCGGGTTGCCCACGCGGTCAGCCTCCAGCACCTGCAGGCGCAGGCGGTAGGGCATGGTGGAGGTACGCTCGCCATCGGGCATGAGAGTGAAGCAATCGCCACTCTCCAGCGCACCGCGCAGCACCAGGGCTTGCTGCTGGTAGAAATTGAGCGTGCGCTCGATGTCGCACTCGGGGCTGTCTGCCCAGAGGCCGAACTCGGGTTGGACGTAGCGAGCTTTCCACTCGGCGGCCTGCTCTGCCTCCCAGCCTAGGATGGTGAGACTGGGCTGTGCACTGAGCGCCAGCCCGGTGCCGACCACGCGGTCGATGTTGGTGTTGATGGCACCCGCAGCAATGGGGCTAGTGCGGGCCAATTCGCGCGATGCACCGCGCTGCGTAGGCAGGTGGCGCAGTGTGTCGAAGCGGGCATCACGCGGGGTGGTGCGCCACCAGCGGCCACCAGCAGCGCTGGGGTTGCCATAGGCACCGCCCTCGCCGCCGCCCACGCTGGCCGAGGCACCTGCGCTTGGCAGGAGCTTGTCGAGTTGCTGCAGCACATCCACACGGGCGCGGGCGGCCTGACGCTTTTCAGACCAACCGGGGGCCACCTGGTGGATTGCGCGATCGAGGAAGTTCATGGTCATGATCAGCGAGGGCGCAGGTAGGTGACGCGGCGTGCGCCAGATTGGGCTGCCTGCAGGGTGGCGATTTCGGCCTGCGTGGTCTTGATGCCTGCCTGCACCTGTTCAAGGTCTGCACGGCGGTTGCGGCGGGCGGTGCCGCCCTGCCCCACGGCGTATTCCTGCGACTGCAAGATGCGGGTCTCTGCCTGCAGGTAGTTCGCCAGGCGCTGCCGGGCCTGCTCCAATGGCGTCAGCTCTGGTGTGGTAGTCATGCCTACCCCCCACGCGCCAGCATGGCGGCCATGGCCTTCTCAAACTCCGGCTGAAAGCGCTCCAGCGCAACGCGCTGCACCACACCCGTGAAATCCAGGCGCTTGCTGTAGTCGGGCGCGTCGTTCGTGAAGATGAAGAGCGACCGCAGGCGCTTGCCCTCGCGGCGCCAAATTCCGTCTGGCCGGTTGCCGCCGTTGGGCTTTCCGACAAACAGGTCGTTTGCCAGCTTGCGTCCCCGCCCGGCTTTCTGACCTTTGGCGCCCACGCCACCACGAATGTTTTTGAGAGCACCGAGGATGGTGCGGACTTCCGCCCCTTTCACGTTGCCGTTTGCGTCGAGCGACAAGCCCTTGCCAGGCATGGCGAACTGCCCGACGCCGAGCACCCCGGCGTAGCGCATGGCGGCCTCGGCACGCTTGTGCTTGCGGCCAACGCCTTCGACCTGGGGAAACAGAAAGTTCTCAGGTGCAACGCCCGCAGCACTGTTCTTGACCATCACCCGCGCACTCAATGTGTCTTTGGTCGCTGGCTCAATGCGCAGCGAGTTGAGGGTGTAGGCCACTGGGTTGCCGAATACCGAACGCATCTCGGCGGGCAGCTCGATCTTGGCAGCATGCTGCGCGGTGCGCGTGAGCGCCGTAGAAACGGCGTACGGCACAAGGCGAGCTGGCACGTCACGCACCGATGCGATCACATCGGCCATGTTGCCGCTGCGGCGAATTTCAAGCATGTATGGAAGCCCCAAAAGAAAGCCCCCGGAGCCTTTCGGCTGCCGGGGGCAAGCTGCACAACAGAGCGCTGTGGTTGGTGTAGTTTCAGGCTGGCGGAGTTTTGAGACCTACCTGAATTGGGGTCAATTTTGGGCCAAAGTGTGACATGTTGGCGAGTGCTATTTTGTGACCTGTAGAGGTCACAAAATAGGCTTTGACAACTTCACAGCGAGCGGTTATCCAACATCGCGGGGCACGAAATGGGGCAGCGCATCGCGGGCCGCTTCATTGCCTGCCAAGATGCCCCTGGCCGAGAGCCGCAGCCTGCGACGGAAGTCGCGCAGCATCCGATAAAAATGCCTCTGAGAAATTTTTAGCGCATCCGCCGCGCGTTTGATGGGCCTGATTCGGTGTACGTAGTACAGCTCAAACACCCTCTTGTCGAGCGCGTCGGGCTGGCCCAGGTAGGCAAGGTGCAGGGCCATGATTTCGGGGCTGTTGGCAGCGTCAGGCCCATTGGGCCGCACGGGCTTTGTGGTTCCGCTCATCTGGCCCAGGATGTTCACGTAGTTGGGCGCGGGCGCGTAAAAGCGCCGGGTACTGCACCAGCTCACCCAGCGCTCGCACAGGTCATCCAGATCACCGTCTTCTGCAGTAGCTGCGGGCTCCTGGTCGTCACTGCCGGGCGCAGGGGCGGCAAGGCTCATGGCTTCGGTGTCGTATTGGTCTTTGGGGTTGTGCATCAGATACCTCTTGAAAGAATGCGACGCCCCACGGGGGCGGGTTGATGGATGGCGGGCGTAGTACGTTCCGGGGTAGGCGCTGTCACCGGCACTGCTGATGAGACGGGCTGCTGGGGTACAGACGTCTGTACAGCGGCTGGGGCCGGTTCAGGAAGGGCTAGGGGTTCAGCCACTGGCAAAGGCGGCACCACTGGAGCGACTGGAATTGCAGGCGCGAACAGGTCGGGGGTAGGCGGTATCAGGCGATCCCGCAAGCGCTGCCAATCCAAGGCGCTCCACTTGTGCAGCCCCAAGCGGTAGGCGGTGGCGAGGTTGTAGACAGAGAGATCAAGTGGCTCATTGCGCGCACCGTTGGGCTTGACCCACTCGCGCACAGCGCGGCCCTTGACGTAGCGGGTGCGGGGCTGCTCTACCACCAGCCCGGCAAACCATTCAGCAGGGAGGTGCTTGTGAAAGCGCATGGCGCCTGCCCCTTCCGTCAGGTGGAATCGGTTGAACAGGTGGTCTTTCGCGACGTCTGTACCCACCTGCCAGCGCTCTACGCCACCGGGGCGCTTAGTGCCGCCCCAGTCGATATCGACCTTGGAGGGTGCGCTGCTGATGATGGGGCGGTTGGGCCTGGGAGATCCGCCCAAGACCGTGCAGCCAAGATGCGCACGAGCCGCTCCATAGTTGTAGACGTCTTGGGTGTGGTGCCCGCCCGCGTCTATTCCATCGGCGCTGATCGGGATGGCGCGACCGCTGGCATGCAACAGCGGCGTGCGTCGGATCTCATCAAGCCGCGCCCACACGCTGTTGGGGTCCTCTGGTGAATCAGAGGGCAGACCTGGCAGCACGATGTAATCCAGCACCCAGTGCTGCATGCCAGGCCCCCACGCTTCGAGCTGCACTTCAAGGCGGGTGTCCTGCGTGTCGGTGGCCATCGTCACCACCAGGGCCTCATTGGGGATCACCCGGGGTGGATAGTCTTCAGCCCTGTCCTGCAGCTGCTTGGCGGTGGTATTCGACTCGGTGTTCTTGTAGCTGAGGCCAAGGCGGGTGTTGTAGAACACCTGCATGCCTTCGTGATCGCCACGCGCCAGGCGGTCTTTTGCACGGGCGTACTGCCTGGCCAGCGAAAGCCAGGTAATGGCGCCAATAGGCATGTAGAAGGCCGACAGGGTGACGCTGATCGTTTCGCCATCGCCTGTGGATGTTGCTACCCAGCGTGCCTCGCCACCAGCTTCGATGTCGGGAAGCATGGTCGTTTTGTGATGCTCATCGATCTCGAAGAAGCACGCGGGGCACACAAACCAGGCACGGTCCATGTAGCCGGTATCTGGATCACGCGCGAAGTGGAAGTTGTCCAGCACCAATGCGTGCAAGTGCCCGCAGTCAGGACAAGGAACATGGTATTCCTCCTTGGTCCCCATGTTGAAAAGATCATCAATCTTGCTGAAGCCTTCTGTGCTTGGGCTGCTGGTGTAGAAGAACTTGCAGTCGTTGGCGTACTGCGTGGCTCGGGCCTCAGCCAACTCCACAGGGTCGCCCTCATCGTCAACGTTCAACTCCAAACGGTCGATCTCGTCCACGTAGATGAAGGGCGCGGAGACTTCGGCCAAGTTCGCCGCCGAGCCAGCGGTATTGATGTACAGCGTGGCGTCGCCCAGGAAATCCTTGGCCTGCACGGTATTGCGGCTGTCGCGGCTTTTGGCGGCAGCCACGCGCTCGCGCAGCTCCGGTACGTTGCGGATCATGGTGCTCACCCGCGCCGAGAAACGCTTCACCAGGGTGTCGGTGGGCTCCAGCGCCAGGATGTTGCGCGGCTTGCGGTGGATGAGCGCGCCGATCCAGTTCAACGCAGTCTGCGTCTTGAA